TAACTGGAGTACAACTAGGTCAAGATTCAAAGAACGGTTCACGTTCTAAAGAAGAGGTTGCTTTGGATATGTTCAATGATTTAATAAATGCCGATTTATCAAGAATTGAACAGGAATGGAACACTAAACTGATTCCGAGCTTGGTTAAACAAGGCATTTTACCTGAAGGAACAAAATATATTTATCCTCCAGTTGAAGATACAGAAGAGCTTTTTAAGAGAACACATTTAGCCTTACAACACTTTGATGTTGATTTAGATTGGTATAAAGAAAAATTTGGCGTACAGGTTACCGAAAAAAAACAAACAACACCAATACAACAACAAGAATTACAGCTTGGAAATGATTTTTTCGTGTAAGCCCCAAAGCTTATTTTGGGGCTTTACATAGCCGATTAAACTTTTTATATAGTTGTGATTGTATCGATTGTAAAACAACACAGTTAAACGCATCTGAAGATGATTATTCCATTTTTAAAGACGTTTTAAATGCGGGTAAAAAGGCTTTTAAACACCTTTTAAATAAGGGAAATTATAATGTTGATGATTTAAAAGATAAACCTTATCAGAACTTAATTGACGAAACTAACAAAGTGTTTTTAAAAGTAGTTTCTGACAATATAATTTCTGATACTTTAAAATCTGCATTAAATAACGATGCCGTAATTTTTGGAACATTAAGAACCCATGCACAACTTTTCGAAGCAAACAGTTTGCTGCTAAATAGTGATGGTAAAATTAAATCGCTTTCACAATTAGAGCATGAACTTGATAAATTGAATATCACTTACAACAACAATTATATTGAAGCCGAAAGACAATTTGCGATTAGCTCATCAATTAGTGCAGATAGATGGTCCAAAGTTTCTGACCGTTACAATTTACAATATAGAACCGTAAATGATGATAAAGTACGTGATGAGCATCGTGTTTTACATGATATCGTTTTACCTGTTGAAGATGAATTTTGGAAGCAGTATTATCCGCCTAACGGGTGGCGTTGTCGTTGTGTAGCGGTACAAGTTAGAAAAGGTAAATATCCTGTCAGTAATTCGGAAAAAGCAATCGAAGCTGGAGAGAAGGCTACTACACAAATTGGTAAAAACGGAAAGAATAATCTAGAAATTTTTAGATTTAATCCTGGTACTTCATTGAAGTTAATGCCACCTGAACATCCTTATAATAAAGTAAAAGATGCTAAAAAAGTAATTGATAATTTTGAAAGTACATCAGCTATTGACTTAAAAAAACTGATTAAAAAAGATGTTCCAACAAATGCAGAAATAAAAAATATTTTAAAAACGTATGCAGATCAATTTCCTGATGACTTTAGAAACGGTTTAAGCGAAATTAAAGTTCAAAAATCAAGAAGCTATATGATGCAACACTCAATGTCATATTCTCCAAGAACTGGTGAGTGGAATGGTGGTTCAACAATCACACTTAGTAGTAATACGTTTTCAATAAAAGGTCAAGCATTTAATCCATTAGAAGAATTACGAGGTGCATTTGGCGCCATTAAAAAAGGTACTGATTTATCTTTCAATCAAGAATATGCAGTTGAATCTTTATGGCACGAAATTTTACACGCAAAAACAAAATCAAAACCTCACAGATTGTCAAGCTTTCAAGTGCAAAATATGGAAACCATCAATCAGTTTATAGCTCGACACAGTTATAATGATTTTTTATCAAGGTTTGGTGCAAAGGCAATAAATAAAGCTGAAATATTAGATCGCGGATATGGTTATAGCAGTTGGGTAACTAATTTCAGAAACGAAATAAAAAAACAAGGATTAGATGAGGATAAGGCAGTTGAATTTTTCACGCCGCATTTAATGCAAGATTATTCAACTTTGGGTACTAAAATAAGGGAATTTTTAATTAAGAAATAACTTCGTTATCAAAACCTAAAATGTATTCTTGATACAAATCAGGAATCAAATCACGATAAGTTTTTGCTGATATTTCATCATTACGCATTTCAAACAATAGAACAATATCAAGCAGGCTGTGCTCTTTAGTGCACATCCAATTAGATAAATACTCTTGTTTTGTTTTAGCATCTGTTAAGGATGCTAATTCAACTTGAGTTGGATTATGTTCAAATATTGTTTCCATAGTTAAACAAAGATATAAAAAAAATGTTATATGCAACCAAATCAAATAATTGAATTCTTTATACAAGATGTTTCGGTTGAATTAAATGATGAGTTTGATAGAAATTTTGAACGTAAAGCTTTCTTTAACGAAGCTTGGCCTGCAGAAAAAATAAAGAACTCAAAAGGTAGTCAATTAACTAGATCAGGAACTTTAAGAGCTTCAATTCATCAAACCGTTTTAGATAACATCATCACTTGGCAAAGTTCATTGCCTTATGCAAGTATTCATAATACAGGAGGCGAAATTACCATAACACGTAATATGCAAAAATTCTTTTGGGCTATGTTTTATAAAAATGGAGGAAAGCAATTAAAAGAAAGTGAACTAAGCGAAGAAGCTAAACAATGGAAATATTTAGCAATGGCAAAAGTGGGAACTATTTTCAAAATTCCTAAACGCCAATTTATAGGTGAACACCCTGAGGTTCATCGAGTAATTCAAAATGTTTTTAACGATATGGAAAACGATTTAAACGAATATGTGATTAACCATTTAAAAAGATAATATGCACACTATTATAAATACCATTCAAAATAAATTAGCTGATGTACCAGCTTTAAAATATATTAGTGAAGATTGGGGACAACTAAACTATTATGATAAAGATTGCCCTGTGCAATGGCCTTGTTGTTTATTAGATATTAATTCGGGTACATTTTCTGAAACATCAACAACACAACAAGGGACTTTACAAATTGCATTGAATATTGCGGATATTAGGCTAAGCCCAAACTCACTAAAAGCTTCAAGTAAACAGAAAAATGATAGTTGGGAAGTTCTGCAAATTGTCTCAGATGTACATCACTTAATAAACCGTTTCCGCCCAAACCAGCAACACGGTCGTTTAATAAGAACAAGTATTCGAAAAATTAAAAGACAAGATGCAATAAAGCAATATGAAGTTATTTACACCTTAGCTGTAAACAATGTTTAAAATAGCTTTATTTGGCTATTTTCAATTTCTTGTATTTCTTTTAGTTGTTTTTTTACGGGAGTTGAAAGAATCTCATATAAGGTAGTTCGGCTAATTGGGTAAACAGGAAAAATATATTTACGCCAAACCACAGTTGTAGGTATATCCTCAGTTTTGTACTTATTGTACAACTCAAGAATTAACTGATAACGAAGTAGTTTGTTTCGTTGTATGCCTAAAGAACGTGGATTCATATCTACAAAGATAAACTTTTTTCTTATTGTTAATAATACAAAAAAAGGATACTTTATAGAATTTCTTCTAAAATTTTATAAACTTATTTCATAGGTAAATATATTAAATAAAACATTCGTCAAGTAGGGCATTTTATAGATAATAGAACCTAATTATTATCAAATATGGCTAGTAAATTTTTATTACTAGCCATAAAACTACTTTTTGTTTGGTGTTGGTTTTGGTGGTGTTGGTGTTGGTGTTTTTGTAATCGTACCAGGATCTACTTTAGGTACATGACCTTCTCTTACAAGCCTAGGCGGGTTGTTTGGAGGAGGAGGAGGTAAAAAATCATCTTTAGCCATAGAGTTAATAATTTTTACAATTTGAACTTCATCCTTTGGATTATTAATAAAATTAAAAATATAAAATAAACTTGAAATAAATAAACTTATTATTGAGATAAAAAGGCAAAGTTTAGATTTATATATGTACCCTGATTTACGATCATTTAAGTTTACATTTATTGCTATCGATTGTTTAATTTGATTTTCGATACTGTCCTGTAATAAGATATCAATGGTAATGCCTTTTGCCTCTAGTTGCTCTTTATATTGATCATAATATGGTTTGATTTTTTTATATTCGTCATCAATAAAATAAGGATTTGAAAAATAGGCATATTGATAAGCATGATAAGCAAACATTAAGAAGATAATTGAAATTATCCATGAAACCGAAGAAATAATCAGTATTCCAATATAAAAACATTTTATACACTTTTCTGTGTCAAAATTATATTTTGTACTTAAGAAATATATACCCGCAACTATAATCGATAAAATTCCAATTTGAATATTTATATTGTTATTTAAAGCCTCTTTCCTTTCTTCTTCTTTATAATACCATTCTTTAAGAATTTCAAATTTGTTCATTTAAACTAATTTTAATTTTTTCAATTATATTATTTAGGTCATAAAACATATGTTCTAAATCATACATGCTAGAACTAGTTGTAAATGAAAAATCATATTCAGAAAGTTTAAATTTTTTAAACAACTCACTTACTTTTACCTTTATTTCAAAATAAGTATCTTCTTTTTCTGCCTTTTTGTTAGCATTATCATGTTTCATTTTTAGAATTCTCAATTGTCTAAATTCCTCCTCCAAGACTTTTAATTCGTTTGCATTCATAATTTTATATTTTAGTTATTTAACAAACATAATAAAAAAAGAGTCAACTGCTATTTAGTAGTTAACCCTAATTATTTTTCTTAACCTAGTTTGCTCCAAGTTGTAGAATGGGGAATGCCCTTTTGGTCACATTTTGGAAAGGTCTCCCCCTCGTGAACAATTTTTTCTACATAAATATGCATACTACAAACGTATGTTCCTGTTTCTATACATTCACTACCAGTTTTCCAATCTTTATTTTCCTCTATTGGGGTTCCTTTTTTAAAATCACTCATAATTGTTTTTTTTAATTGTTAAACAAACATAATAAAAAAAGAGTTAACGGTATTACACCGCTAACTCTTTTACAATATTTTTCCATCTATTAATAGATAAATTATTTAATTTCTCCCATCGTTCTAATCCGATGTTTTTAAGCAATAGTACACTATCCGTAATTTTCTTACGGCTATCAGGCATTAAGGTTATTTTCTGTTGAATAACACTCATCTGCTGAAAGGCTTTGGTATCTTCGATTTTAATATTCATTTTCAAAATATCTTCCGTTTATATATCTACTTAAGTGCGCTTTGGCAATTTTACTTTTGAGTAAATAATCTTCATAGGCTTTTAAGCCTAAAAAACACTTTATTACATCAGCTTCATTCAGCTTTTTAAAGCTTTTTTCGGCGTCTGCTTTACTCACCTTCAAATTGTATAAATTCCAAAGGTTATCAAAACTTAAATCGGCTGGCATTTTCGTTACAACAAACTTCTTTCTTAAATCGGTAATCCAAAGTTTCATCAAAGCTTCTGTTTCAGGAAACCTACTACTATACAACCATAACCGTTGAGCCTCATCTAAAGCTTGGTTCTTTTTAAATTCTATTAAATCGCCGTTTAAATCGTATTTAAATATAAATTCCAAGCCTAATTCTTTTCCTTTTACATTATAAACTACTAACATAACTTCTGATCTAATTGATTAATTAATTGATGTACCTGGTTCTTTTCAAAATCATTTTCACTTTCAGGCAAACTCAAAAGAAAATTCGCTAAATAAAAAGCTTGTGAATACTTTAAAATCAAACTAACTTTCTTCTTAGTATCAAATAACGATTGTTTGCGTTGCAAGTCTTTTGCTTTGCTTTCAATCTTATCTACAACATCCATAAGCACACATTTAACCACTTTTTCAAGTTTAATTTGTGGCTCTGAATTATAAACACCTTGCAATACATTTTTTAAGGTGATAACTCCATCAGGGGTGGTTTTAAGTTCTATTTTCATACTCAATATTGTAAATAAATTTAATTAAGGTTTGTAAATCATGTAAACCTACTTTAACACCTTTTAAAACATTATTTTCAAATTCAACATAAGAATGCACAATCTCTTTTAAATGATTAAATTCAAAGGTGATTTCTAACATTGTGCCCTTTTCAAAAAAGGAATAACTTTCGTAATAACTCCCGTCAGTATCTAAATCTCCAGCATCAACTAAACTAAATCCTAATAACTTTATATCTTCAATTATCTTTTTGTCCATTATAATTTATTTAAAGAGTTCCAAATTTTACTACAATATCTTATTTGATGAATACAATCATCGAGAGCATTATGTCTAGTTCCATAAAAAGGCATCTCTTCCTTTACTTTAGGAAGGAAACTAACTAAAGTACGAACACATCTTTCGTTCTTAAAATTCCACGGTAATTCTATACCCATTACCTCAAAGGCGTTAGACAAAATACCTAAATCAAACCTTGCTGAATTTCCCCAAACTTCATAGTCACCATATTTAAAAAACTTTTTAAACATCTTTAATCCATTTAAAAGAGGTTCTTTATATTTTTCTAAAGCTTCTTTTGCCTCCAATGATTGATTATGCCACCATTCAATAGTATCATCATCTGTTTTTAGTCCAGCTTTTAAACAACTATCTATATCAATATTAACATAAAATGTATTTCCAAAACATCCTGTTTCTAAATCAAATTCTACGGCTCCAATTGATAGTATGGCAGAATAAGATTTAGTTCCCATCGTTTCAATATCAATCATAATATGTTTAAATCTTTCTGGCTTATTTTCTATTTCCATGCACTTTTAACAACACCTTCTAAGGCTTTAATGGTTTTACTTAATTCTGTTGGAGTTTGTTGTTTGAGAGGTTTTTTAACTGGAGCTCTGGTTTGTAACCATTTCGAAAGTCTATCAAGGTCGGCGACTTCTCTACCTTTGTAGTTAGTTACCCATTGGGCTTGATGTAAACAAGAAAGTATGGCTTTATGTTTGATGTTATAAGGATCAAAATAACCCCATTTTTCGCCCTTGTGTGGTTTATCGCCTTGGTGAACAAGGATTTTATTAGCTTCATCAAATGTAAGGCTGTTAAGACTTGTTTGATTGTTATCATCTTTCACCCATTGCACCAATTCACATTTAACATCCTCGTTAAAACCGCAATTTCTTCGTATGGCTAGCTTTTGGTCTTTCGTTGCTTGCATATTTATTAATTTGTATTAGAATAATAACCGCATAAATCAATGTAAATAAGGCTAACAAAGTGGCTATTATAGTTATAATTAGGATAGTATTCATTTATAAGACATTTAAAAAACTCCTTACTCATTAAAAACTTTCAGGAGTTCAACAACACAACTATTTTGTTCCTTCAGGTAATAAATAACTTAAATCAAAACCCTTCGGGAATTCGGCAGCAGATAAGGTTAATGGTAAACCAACTTCAATACCCATTTCATTTTTTACCGAAGCTTTAATAAACCAACTTGAACGCTTTGGTCGGTAAGCATCTTCAATAATTTGTACTCCTTCAATCAAATTAGCGTCATTATATTCATTGGCCATTTGTCTAAGTTCCATGATACGCTTCGGGTCTAGGTTACCATCTTTATTAATTTTTAAAAGACGATTAATCTGATTAACTAATTTGGCAGTCACTTCATCTTTTACCTGGGCACCAATAAACTCACGTACCTTAGCAATTCCCATGAAAACAGTATCATCATAACCAGCATTTACATTATAGCCAATAGTAACAGAACATTCATCGTTTGAAAACGTGTGCGATTGTTGGTCACTCTTAACATCGTAGGCATCGTACTTTAATTCAACCAAAGCTTTCAAATCCATATAGGTTTCGGCTTTCACTTTGCTTATCGCATCACTTAAAACTTTAAGTTTGGAAAACACATCGGGAAGTGATGCAGTAACTAAATTTTTATACTCTTCTTTTTTTGTTTCTTGTGCTTTGGCACGTTTAGCTAATTCTTCTTTTAACTGTTTTGCGGATAACTTTCCTAAATCTATGGTACTCATCTTATCTAAGTTTTTTTAATTCTATTAATATTTCATGTTTGTATTCAGATACGTGTTTCCAATCTTCAACAGCTTTAAAATAAAACAATCGGTCTTGATTATATCTTGTTTCAGGTGATTGTCATTTAAGCTCTTCAATAACAATTAAAGCTTTTTGCATTTTAGGTGTTAGCTCTTTTTGTTCGCTACCTAGCATTCTTTTTATGGCAATAATACGCTCGTGTTGGTTCAAAAAATTGTGAATTGAGTCCAGAGCTAATAAGTTTTTATATTCAAAATCCATCACACTTCTATCATTTTAAATCCGTTAGTTTCCAATTTTATTAACTTGTCAACATAATAATTTCTGGCGTGTTCTTTTTGGCTTCGCTCTGCATGAATGGGGTTCTCAAATAACCAATTGTTCAATTCATAAATACGTCGGTCTAACCAATCTTTGTTTACAATCTTTGTTTTTGGGGTAAAAGGCTTAGTTGTATTCATAGTTGATTTTTTGTTTTGTGGTTATTATTGGTTTTAATGCTTTTGGAAAAAATATTTTAAACCTATTTAGATAATCAAAGTATAAATCAAGCTTTTGTTGTGGAGTTAAAGGCTTTTTAAATAGTTGTAAATGCGTTACAAATCGAATATTGATGCTTGACAATTCAGCCATAAAATATTTTTGCAAGGCCTGATTTGTTAAACTCAACTGTGCCTCTTTAGGTGTTTTAGTATTGTTGTTAATCCAATCAATGAATGTGTTGAACTTTATTTCTTCGTAATGGAAGTAGTCTATTCCTATGATGTTAAATGTTTTCATATTATTCTGCTTTAATGTCTAACCAATATTTTGTTGCGCCTTCATCCCAAATAATATATTCTTCATTTGCTTCGTATCTACTTGTTGGGATTGCTTTAAAACCTTCTACCCAAATTTTAACATCAGCATGATAAAGTATCTTTTTTGCAACAGATCCCGCAGGGACCTTTCCGTCTGCGTGACTTATTATGATGAAAAGTTTATCGGGAAACTCGTTGATTAATTTGTGAAATTGAGAAAGATTATACCCTGTGTACTGCCAGCTGTTAATTAAAATGTATTTTGCCGATTTATGTTTTTTCAAGCGTATTTTTAAGTCATCTAAAGGTTCCTTATCAAGTACTAAAAAATTGCGTTTCACTTTTACATCGTCTTCTAATCCAGCTCGCACAACATTTTTCTTTAATGATAACCGAACACCCTCTTCTAAATCGTTATAAAGCACTTTACCGTGCTGGCACAACTCTTTTACCATTTGCATTACGTAGCTTGACTTTCCATTTCCACTATGCCCATATATAAACCAAACTCCACTTGCCTCAGGTATTCCTATATGCTTTGCCCATTTGTTTGACAATGGTATTTCTTTATGTTTTTTAGTAACAATGTTACTTATATTGTATGCTCTTTTACTCTTCGGTTGTGTCATTATTGCGTTGCTTTATAGCGTGGATTTTTCTTTTTACACGTCTTAAGTCTTGTTCAGAATCTTCCCATATTAACTTAATCGTTTTTGCATCTGTAATTCCATTTGCATGGCTTATTTGGGTAACATCGGTAAAGTTTACACCTTTCAGTTCTATGAACTTTCTACCTATACGGCTATATATTTCTTTGTAACCTTTTTTATTAATTTTCAAACCTCGTTCAATACGCTTCTTTAAGTGGTCCGTTGCTATTAAAACAATACCTGCATTATCTTCTAGTTTGTTGTACAATGTGATAAAGAAATAAAGTACTTGATCTGTTAATTTATCTGCCTCATCTAAGATGATTAATGGATTTTCTTTTTTCAGAATTTGACTAATTGCCTCATACATCATTTCTGCTACAGTAAGCCCTGAGAAATCTCTACCCATAGTTTGTAACAACTCTTGAAGGAAAAACTTTTTATTCCAAAATTCTGAGCAACTTAAAGCAAACACGTTTTCATTTTCGGCAGAATAAACTTCAATAGCTTTGCTTTTTCCACTTCCAGCATCACCGACAATTCCAAACACATTAGCGTGCTCTTTAGAATCTTTAAATAACCTTTTAAGCCTTTTAAAATCTGTAGTTTCAACAACTTGCCAATTGTTAGAGTTTCCTTTTAATTGGCTTTCAATATTTCGCCACATCTCATCGGCAATAAGCTCTGTTTTGTTGTTTAATATCTGACTAATAGTGGCAGAACTTACACCCTTTAAAGCATTAGCTGCTTTGTTTTGGCTGCCTTTTTGTTCGCAAAAAGCCTTTAGTAATTCGGTGATTTGTTGTTTTTGTTCAGTATTCATAACTTTGTCTTGTTTTTAGCTGGCTATTGCAGTAGCCAAATAGTTAATTACATATCATTATAGATGTCGTCATCGTCATCTACTAAAACCGCATTGGATAATTTCTTTTGAGTTTGTCCAATGTCGGTTTTTTGTTTTTTACGGCTTGTTTCAAGTCCTTTTATTCTAGTTTCGTTTAATCCGTAATCTTCGGCACTCATACCATGAAGCTTCATATTTGCTAAACCTTTATCTCGTAATTCAATACGCTTTTCAGCAATACGTTTTTCAACTTTTCGTAAGAAACCAGCTTCCCAATCTTCTTGTTCTTGAGCATTTCTATGAACTTCAATTTTTGTTTCAGCCATACACACTTTACGTAAACCAAGCGGTGTATCTTCATATAATTGAATCATACTCATATCATCAGGATCATAACTTACAATGAACTTCTTGTTAATATTTTCTGCCAACCAATCAATATCAGGTAACCTTTCATCATCGTGTACCATATAATTGTAATCCACTTTGTTCTTTTGAAACTTAATACCGTATGGTGTGCAAGTGATGGGCTTTTCGTGTTTAATCCAAAACATATCCATCATATCCCAAATTTCAACAGCAGGCGTGGCAGGGTTTACACTTTCTAAATACACCTCTAATCTAGATTTATCTACTTTGGGATGTTTCGCCTCATTCCATTCTCTACGTCTTTGAGCATAAACCTGTTTAATTTCCGCAAGCGTTGGTAAATTCTTCTTGTTTTCTAAAATGAATTCCATATTTGCTTTACTTTCGGTTTTCTTGGTTTGGATATTCATCCCTGTAAAAAACCAATCGCGTTTTAAATATTCCGCCTGAAAGCGTCCAAAAGCATTTTCTATCGTTTTAGATTTACCGTTGTATGGCGCTGTATTTCTACATAGTTTTGAAATTTTACCTAAGAAACTCT